GCATTTGATGATATACTAGCTTATAACGATATATCGCTTAATTTATACTTTAAAACGCTTCAACCGTTAGAATTTACAGACCTATCAAACGTAGTGGATGCTGAAACTAGAGAGGAAGAAACAGGGGTGAAATTATCAGCTGATTTAACAGACGATGAATTTGACGAAGTACTTGCTAATTTACAATGGGAAACCGTTGGTGACGAATGGGAGTTAGTAGATGAAAGAGAATTTTCAGAAGATAACGAAAGCATTGAGGATTGGGCAAATAGCTTAATCAAAGAAAAAAAGACAGGACTTCAAAAGTTAGCCGACTTTATTAAGTCAAAGCCTAGTGCAAAAAGTTTCTTAGACAAATCGTATTATAAGATACGATACAAGTACGACCAAAAATACAGTAGCGGTAAGTCAAGAGCGTTTTGTGTTGCGATGATGGCAAGAACTGCCAACGGTGTTGTATATAGAAAAGAGGATATAGACCAAGCGTCGTTTCAAGGTGTTAATAATTCATTCGGGCATCAAGGTCAAAACTATTCACTCTTTAAATACAAAGGCGGTGTGAACTGCGGTCATTTTTGGATGGAGCAACTTTATAGACTTAAACAAAAAACAGATGGAACATTTGTAAAAGATAAGGCATTGTCTAGTAGTGATGAGGTTAGTAGCATTCCTCAAAGTTATATTCCAAAAGGCGATGAATACGAAACAGCTAAAATAGCACCAAAAGATATGCCTAACAACGGTCACCATCCTAATTACGGAAAATAATGGCAACAGCACTATTTATATCAAGAACAGACTTAGTCAAGAATAGCATCTTAGATGGGAACATAGATACAGACAAGTTTATTCAGTTTATCAAAATCGCACAACAGATTGATGTCAGAAACTATCTAGGTAGCGAACTATACAATCGTATAAGCAATGACATTACAAATTCAACTTTGTCGGGCAATTATTTGACGCTTGTACGGGACTACATTCAGCCAATGTTGATTCACTTTGCAATGGTTCAATATTTACCATTTGCAGCCTATCAAATCAAAAACGGTGGAATATATAAACACCAATCTGAAAACGCTGAATCGGTCAGCAAAGATGAGGTTGATTACTTAGTACAAAAGGAGAGAGATTTTGCAGAGTACTACACAAAGCGGTTTATTGATTATATGGCTTTCAATCAAACTTTGTTCCCCGAATATACTAGCAATAGTAATGACGATATATACCCCGATACAAACGATTTATTTAATGGCTGGGTACTATGACATACAAACCAAAAGAAACAAACGTTAAACGACTTAAAAAATACTTAAATGCCGATACCAAAACCAACACCGAGCGAGACGCAAAACGATTTTATGACGAGATGTATAGAAGTTATGGTAAAGGAGTTTCCGAAAGACCAAGCGATAGCGGTATGTTACAACGAATGGATAAATAAATAAACAATGGCAAACGAGATATACGATAGCACCTGGTGGGGAGTTGCTTTAGAGACAGCTTCATCAATAGGAACAAAGACAGAATTTTTTAGTGGTCAATTTGAAATGAACAAAAGACAAGAAGTTGAAGCCAAGAAGTGCATCGCTGATTGGACTCACATAACTGGATTACAAGATTTAAAACAATAGAAATGGCAAAACCGAAATTAGCATTAATTCCAGCAGCGCAAGGCTCAAGGTTTTATTCCGTACTACCATCTGATGGTGTGGGGGATTTTAATTTTGCAAGAGCGTCTGCTGCTACAAGAATAAACAAATACGGACTTATAGAAACCGTTGCAATTAGTCAATCACGATTAAACTATCCTTTGATTGATGGTGTTGTAAAGGGATGCCCTCACCACCTTTTAGAGCCACAGAGAACTAATTTAGTTACTTATTCGGAAGCGTTTGATAATGCTTATTGGACTAAAAGTGGTTCAAGTGTAACAAGTGGATTTATTTCTCCAGATGGAACTGCTAATGCTTTTAAATTGGTTGAGGGTGCTGCTAATTCACAACATTATATATCAAGAAATATAACAACAGGTGGAAGTTCTTATGTATCAAGTAGTATTTATTTTAAGGCTAATGGAAGAACGAAAGCAAGGGTATATGTAAGTGACAACGCAACAGGTCAAGTTGCAGTTGATGTTGATTTATTTGCAGGTACTATAAATATACCTAATATTACAGATGGCTCTTGGACAGATAAATCAGCAACTATAACAAAAATGGCTGATAATTGGTATCGTGTAAGCATAACAGGTTTGCAGGGGGCAGGAACTATTGCTGTTGCAAGAGTTTATTTATTAGATGATACAGGAAATACATCCTACACAGGAGATGGTGCTTCAGGAATTTACATTTGGGGAGCACAATTAGAACTTGGCTCTTATCCAACAAGCTATATCGTTTCCAATAGTGGTTCAGCTACCACAAGAGTAGCCGAAACCGCTAACGGTGCTGGAGATGCTTCTACGTTTAATGATTCAGAGGGTGTTTTGATGGCAGAGATTAGTGCTTTGGCTGATGATTTAAATATAGAGGGTATTTCTGTTTCTGATGGTTCAAGTAGTAATAGGGTAGTTATTTTTAAATGGAATGTTTCAAATACTATTAAAATAAGAGTAGCATCAAGTGGTACTAATTATGTTAATGAAAATTTAACTTTAAGTGATGTTACTGATGTAATTAAAATAGCAGTAAAGTATAAACAAAATGATTTTTCTATTTTTATAAATGGGTTTGAATTATTTTCTGAAAATACAGGTTTAACACCAATAGGATTAGATAGTTTAGAGTTTAATTCTGATGGTATTGGAGGGTCTCCTTTCTACGGAAAAACCAAACAACTACAATACTTTGATTCAGCATTAACAGATAGCGAATTAGAAACACTAACGTCTTGGGTATCTTTTCAAGATATGGCAGAGGGACAATTATACACGATAGAATAATATGGCAAATACTTTTAAATTTGGCAACGGACAATGGGCGACAAAAGAAGGCTCAACGTTAGCCTATAATGATGAAAACGGAAACTTTAAGCCTTTACCATTTAACTTTACAAGAGCAAGTTCTGCTACAAGAGTTAACAAAGATGGTTTAATAGAAACTGTTGGTAGTAATGAGCCAAGAGTAGATTATAAAGATAGTACCAAAGGTGCTTTGTTGTTAGAGCCACAGAGGACTAATTTAATTACTTATTCGGAAGATTTTAGTCAAGGTTATTGGACTAAAACTGGTACTAGTGTTGTAAGTGGTTTTACTTCTCCAAAAGGAGATTTAAGTGCTTTTAAATTGGTTGCAAATTCAAATAATGGATATATTGATAAACAATCAATATCAATTTCTAATACAACCTCTTATGCTTCTTCCGTATATATTAAAAGAATTTTTGGTAGTGGAAATATTTTAATTAGAGATATTAACGGAAATGATATTATAAAAACAATTACAAGTGAATGGGAAAAACATACTCTTATTTCAACTTCAAACAGTACATCTGGAAATTTTAGAATAACATTAGCTAATTCTGGAGATGAAGTGCTTATTTACGCAGCACAAGCAGAACAAGGAAGCTACGCTACTTCGTATATACCAACGTCAGGAAGTGCTGTAACGAGGGTGAAAGATAGTTGTAGTCAAACTCTTCCAAGTGGTATTATAAATCAAGATGAAGGAACTTTATATGTTGAGTTCAATGTTAGTACTGGCGAAGGGATTGGAGGAATAGTTGAGATTGTAAATTCATCTTCACCAACAAATAGGGTTTTATTATGGGATGCTTCAAGTGGGAGTTTAATAAATTTAAGTGCTTTTTTTGGAGCAAAAAGTGGTGGTATCACCGTAAATAACATCTCTTTAGGGACACATAAAGCAGCATTAACATATAATTCAACATTAACTAAGTTTTTTCTTGATGGAGTAAAAATCGGTGAATTACAATCCAATGCTTCTTACACAGGAATATCTAAAATAGATTTAGAGAACACAGCTGGTACTGTAAATTTTCAACAGAAAAGAATAAAAGAAGTGAAACTATACACTACCGCATTAACAGAACAAGAACTAATAGCATTAACAACACTTTAAAATAAACTTAAAATAAAATGAAAATAGGAAAATACGAATTTGCATCACAAGAAGAAGCGATGAAAAAAGTGGTATCATTAGGAGTAGATACAGACGAAAATGGAAACGAATACCCTACACACAACCACACGATTGTTCATTTAGGACATATCGTTTTAGAGAATGGCGAATATGACAACGAGGGTAACGAAACAAAAGCACCAGTATTGTCTGCTAAATGGCACGTTGACGCTTTATGGTCAAACGACGAAGGTCACCCATACGGTTGGAAGTCTTACGCTGTTAATTTAAGCGGTAACGGAGTGCATAGCTTCTTTGGATTGGATTACGAAAACTACAAAATCTCATAAGATGCATATTGAAGACGCAAGAATTGCTTTATTTAATAGTTTGACGTTTTTAATAACCTTTACCAATGTCGAGCAATGGTTGAAAATAATCCTATTGGTTGCGTCAATCGTTTATACTGTTCTTAAGATAGTAGAAATGAAAAAAAAAGAATGAGAGCAATAAATAAAATCATATTGCATTGTTCAGCTACTCCAGAGGGTAGGCACACAACCGTTGATGATATAAGGCTGTGGCACAAGCAAAGAGGCTTTAATGATATAGGGTATCACTATGTCGTTTATTTGGATGGTAGTGTTCAT